CGTCGTCGCGCGCGCAGACGTAGGAAAAGGTCGTGTCGTCCAGGACCTCGCCCAGATAGGTGGGGTCGGTAAGCGCATCGATGTTGCCCGCGGCCACCTTGACCGCGTGTTCGTGTTCCTCCCAGGCGACCGAGTTCCGGTCCGAGCCGGAGTTGGTGATCATGAACAGCAGCGGCTCGCGCCGGAACTTGAAGCCGCGCTCCAGCATCTCGATGATCGAGCGGTCGGGCAGCTCGTGGATCTCATCCGCCAGCACGAAGTAAGGCCGAGGGCCTGAGCCGGTCTTGCCGGTATCGCGCGACACCGGCCGGAAGAACGAGCCCGACCCATGGTGGGCGATGTTGAACTCGCGCCCGGGACCGCCCGAGAACTCCAGCCGTTTGGCCAGGGCCGGCGACTGGCGCACCATCTTCACCGCGTCGGAGAAGAGGATGCCGGCCTGCTCGCGCTTGGCCGCCGCCGCATAGATCTGCGCGCCGGCTTCACCGGCTGCGGTCATGCCAAACAGGCCAATACCGCCGGCGACCGGGGATTTGCCGTTGCCTTTGCCCTGCTCGATATAGGCCCGGCGAAACCGGCGTCGTCCGTCGGAGCGTTTCCAGCCGAACAGCGAGCCGATGATGAAGGCCTGGCTGGGTTCCAGATGGAACGGCTGGCCCTCGAACTGGCCCTCGGAGAGCTTGAGCACCTCCTCGAAGAAGCCGAAGGCATGGGCCGCAGCATCGGGATCAAACCTGATACCGTCGGAGCGTTTCAGGTCGTCCAGATGCCGGCGGCAGGCGTTGCGGACATGGGGTCCGGCGATGATCTCGCCGGCGACCACGGCCTTGGCATAGGCGCTGGTGCGATCAGCCGAAGAAGCGGTCGGCGGGGTCGGCGTTTTGGTCCGACGCCTGGGTTTCGATGCGGGTTCTGGCACTGGGCGTCATCCCGAACTCGGCGGCGTATCGCATCATGTCGGAGGCGGCCTTGTTGGCGGTGCCCACGAGCGGGTTCTGGATGGCGTTGCCGTTGGAGGTCTTGATCATCAGGCCTCCGGTCAGCTGGTCCTTCTCGGCCATCTTGGCGATCGCGCGTTCGGCCTGGACCCAGCGGCCATAGGCCTGGGCGTAGGCGGCCAGCGCAGCGCGATCGACCTCGGAGAGAAGCCCGATCTTGTGCAGCCAGCTGGCCACCCGGTGCCATTCCTCCAGCGCATCAGCGGTCAGGTGCGGCGGCGGATCTGGCAGAGCCGGAATGGTCTTCGCCTCTTTGCGATTAAGCGGCCGCTTGCCGCGGTTGCCCTCGATCAGTTTCAGGTGGGTCGGCTTGGGTTTGGTCCCGGGTTTCATCGGTCATGTCCTGGCCTCGTCCAGCGGCAATCTCGGCAAACCCGCGCCCATCGCCCTCAAGCGTGGCGGCTTTGCCGGTGAAGTCCTGCCAGCGCTGGACGATGACGTCGGCGTATTTGGGATCGAGCTCCATCAACCGGCAGCGCCGGCCCTGCTGCTCGCAGGCGATCAGGGTCGAGCCCGAGCCGCCGAAGAGATCGACCACCAGGGCGCCGCGCGCCGAGGAGTTCAGCAAGGCGCGCTCGATCAGGAGCGTCGGTTTGGTGGTGGGGTGAAGATCGGAGACCCTTGGCCGGGCGATGTTCCAGATGTCCGACTGCTTGCGATCCGGCACCTGCATGATGCGTGGGCCGTCCTCGTTCCAGCCGTACCAGAGGGGCTCGTACTGGGTGTGGTAGTCCTTGCGGGAGAGGACGAGCGCGTCCTTCACCCAGATGATGGTCGAGGACCAGTGGAACTTGGCCTCGCGCAGCCCCTTGTCGATGGAGGGCCACTCCTGGGCGCTCATCACCACATAGGCGAGCGCACCGGGCTTGGTGACGGCGTAGAACGAGGCGCAGAAACCGGCCACGAACTGGGCCCAGTCGGCCTCATCCATATGGTCGTTGAGAATCTTTCGGGGCTTGTAGCCCTGTGCGTTGCCGGCTTTGACGGCGCCGTAGTTCACATTCCAGGGCGGGTCGGTGAACAGAAGGTCCCCGCGCTCGCCCTGCATCAGTTTGTCGACGTCGGTCTGAACGGTGCTGTCGCCGCAGCAGAGGCGATGGTCGCCCATCACCCAGACGTCGCCCGGTACCGAGACCGGAACCAGCGGCACATCAGGCACCGTGTCCGGATCGGTCAGACCCTCGCTGCTTTGTGCCAGAAGTCCGGCCAGCTCCTCGTCGGAAAAGCCGGTCAGGCCGAGGTCGAAGTCGAAGGCCTGCAGATCGGCAAGCTCGACGCGGAGCAGGTCGGCGTCCCAGCCGGCGTTCAGCGCCAGCTTGTTGTCGGCCAGCACATAGGCGCGCTTCTGCGCCTCGCTCCAACCGGTTGCGACCATCACCGGGATCTCGGCAAGGCCCAGTTTGCGGGCCGCCAGCACACGGCCGTGGCCGGCGATCAGGCCGCCGTCCTCGTCGATCAGAACCGGCACCGTCCAGCCCCATTCGCGTATGGAGGCGGCGATCTGGGCCACCTGTTCATCGCTGTGGGTGCGGGCATTCCGTGCATAGGGCACGAGGTCCGAGACGCTCCTGCGCTCGACCTGATCGGCTGGCCATTGTGTCATTTGACCCCCGGTCGCTAACTCGCGGTCGTGAAAAGTTTGGACCATGCGCGGTTTCCGTGCCGCAGGGCCCTGAGTTTCGACCCGCCCCCCCCGGGCTCAGCCGATGGGCCAGCCGTCCGAGCCGGTCGCAACCGTCCTGCGATGACCGAACTGCTCGGCCGTGCGGGCCTGGTGGCAGTCGGCACAAAGGCAGCGGATGTTGCTGTCCTCGTCCGAGCCACCTTGGGTCAGCGGCACGATGTGGTCGGGCACTGTGGCTTCCCGAACGATCCCTGCGGAGGAGCAATCGCGACAGAGAGGTTCAGCTCTTAGTCGGAGCAACCGTTTGGCGACTGCCCGTCTACCGCGTAGTCTCTCGACCATAGCAACTCAAAGGGATTGCCGTGATGCCAGACGACTTCGACAAGATCATGGATCAAATTGGACGACTGAGTGCCCGTATCAATGAAATTGCAGATCGAGAGGCTGCCTCGGCCTTAGTGAATGGGTGGGCTGCTCAAGGCGGACTAATGCCCCAAAAAGAAGCATTGATCCGGAAGGTGGATGAGCTTCTCGATGAGCTCCTAAAGTAGGGCCCGAAACGAACAACGCCCGAAAGCCATTGGCTCCGGGCGCAGTTCTCAAGTCTCTATTTCGGAAGGTTTAGAGTGTTCGCCTAGTGTCGTCAATGCTGAAAACACAGAAAGCACAATAATATCAGTTTGTTACGAGCCTTGCCTAGCGAGTTAAACTGATCACGAACCATCGGTTCTGATGTGGAACAGCTTCCGCAGGGCTTCAAGACCCTGAACCAGATTGCCGATGTCCGCAGCCGGCCAGCCCGAGGCGTCCTCGTCGGCAATGACAACCCGGTGAACGAGATCGATGGCCGCACGACCCCCGTCGCAGCCGGGCGCGCAACCACAGGACCGCAGCATCAGCTGCACGCTGGCCGCCTGCCTGCGCACCTTCTCGATCAGGTCAGGGGCGTGGACAACGTCCCCACTGGCAAAGATGCCCTCGTTGATCAGCAGGGCCATCATCGAGCGTGGTTGATCGGTGGGCAGCCCCATGATCGCCCTGTAGCGGCCCATGGTGGTGGCATAGACCTGACCGGCTGAATACTGGTCGGCGGTGATCAGGCCGCGGAAGGCCAGCCGTCCCAGCGCAGATCCCAACCGCTCATCACGGGCCTGCCTGGCTGTGACCCCATATTGCCGACGCCGGGCTTCTACCACCGTGGCCAGGACCTCAGCTTGGGTCTCGCCGGTGGAGGGCCTGACCAGTTTTCCGCAGGGGTGGCGTTTGCCGGATTTGCGTTTGCGTCCCTTGGCCATGGGCTCAGCCCTCGACCTTGGGAGAGCCGCCATAGAGCTTTTCGCCGATCTGGCGGATGAACTCTTTCTCGACCCAGTTCAGCCGATGGTCGGAGGCGCAGACGGCCAGAACGCCCATCTCGCGCCAACCTTCGCGTTTGACCTGCTCGGGGTCGCGGCGCTCGCCGCCATAGCCGCGCGGACACCAGTTCATCGCACACCTCCGCCGGTCTCGATGGCCCAGAGCAGGATGGCGATGGCGTCGGCTTCGTTGTCATCGAACGGCGAGAACCCGCGTGCCTGGACCGCGGCGATCATGGCGGCCTTGTCGGCATTGCCGCGGCCGGTGGCGAACGCCTTGATGGTGCCGACGGGCACGCCCTGATAGGCGACGCCGTGTTCCTCGCACCAGGCGGTCAGCTGGCCCAGCAGGCCGCCATAGACGTGCGCGGCGTCGGTTCCGACATGGCGGCGGACCTCCTCGAAGTAGACCGCACCGATGGGGCCAGCATCGCTCTGCAGCTGCTCAAGCCAACGCCTGAAGCGCAGATAGCGCATGCCGCCGCCGTCGAAACGGGAGGACTTGAGGGACAGGCAGCCGCTGGTGATCATGCCCATCGACCGCAGGGCCCAGCCGGTCGTGGTGCCGAGGTCGAGGGCGAGGACCGTCAGGTCGGGGTGACGGGTCGTGACGGTTGTGACGGCATCTCCATTATCGGCCTTAGAGGCGCGCGTGTACGCGCGTGTAACGCCTATAAGGGGGAGACCCGTCACAACCGTCACCGATGGCGAATTGGTCGACATTGTTCAAAACTCCATGGCGGTTGAATTGGCTGGCGGGTCGCGCAGCTCCAAGCCTCGGAAACCCCTGGCCGAGTTGGTGTTGGCGCGGGTAAATCCGCGGGCTGTGAGGGTTTCGGAGAAGCGCTTGTTGGAGCCGGCATATTCGCCATTGGCATCGGCCCAGCTCTTCCAGCTGGCGTAGAGCGCCCCTGACGTCGCCTTGCAGTTCGGGCCGAGGTTGCAGCGCTCATCGAGCCACCGGCCGACCGCATCCTCGGCGTCGAAATACTCCTCGGTCGCGGCTAGCACCGATGCCGGCGGATGCAGCCCGATGCGCTGCCACTCCAGACAGCCCTCGAGCGCCCAGCGCAGGATGCCATCGCGCTCGGCCAGCAATCGGTCAGGCAGGCGCTTGTCGCGCTTGGCGGCCGGGATGGTCACCGTGAACGGGATCATGTGCAGACGACGGCGCATGGCCTCGTCGACATTGCGGATCGAGGGCTTGTGATTGCCGACGACCAGCAGCTTGAACTGGGGGATGAACTCGAAGAAGTCCTGGCGCATGAACCGGGCGGTGATCTTGTCGCCGCCAGTCAGGGCTTTCAGCTTGCTCTCAGCCCAGCGGCTGCCCTGTTCGGTCTCGATGGCGGTCACGACGCGGGCGCCGCGCAGGCTGGCCATATCGGTCGGGTGGCGATCTCCATGGCTGGCCATGAACATGTCCATCGCCGCGACCGTGGCGTAGTCGCCCATCATCGCGGTCAGGGCGTTGGCGAAGACCGATTTGCCGTTGGCGCCGGTGCCATAGAGGAAGAACAGCGCGTGCTCGCTGGTCACGCCGGTCAGGCAGTAGCCGGCCATGCGCTGCAGATAGAGCTGGAGCTCGGTATCGCCGCCGGTGACGGTGGCCAGGAACTCACGCCAGACCGGACAGTCGCCCTGCGGCGAAGCGCTGGTGATCTTGGTCATGTAGGAGGGCCGATCGTGCGACCCGCCAATGGCTGTGTGCAGATCCACCACGCCTGCGGGCGTGTTCAGCGCCCAGGGGTCTCGATCCCAGACCTCGGTCGTCTCGGCATGCCGCCGATCGGCCCGCGCGATGCGCTCGACCGCCGCAATCGTCGAGGCCGACGACAGCTTGGCCTTCAGCTTGGCGCTGGATGCCTTGCGCGCGGCAGACCGGCAAACCTTGCGAGCCAGATCGTAGGCCTTGAGGGTGTCTTCACGCACCCAAACCGTTCCGGTCCAGGTCAGCCACTGGCCCCAGGCGGCGACGTATCGCCAGTCCTGCGCGTGCTGGCCGGTGAAGACCTCGGCCAAGGCATCCTCGGTCAGCTGGACCGGGGCCGCATCGTCGCCGCTGTCACCGCCGCCGCCTGTCGGACCGCCATGGCCGGTGTCGTCGAGATAGTCCTCGCCGTAGCGGGCGCTGTCGAGTTTCCAGATCTTCTCGGCTTCCGACCGAAGCCGGGTCTGCGCCCAGGGCGGATCGATGCGGGCATTGTTGTAGTCGACGATCTCTTGCCAGGCCTGGGTGGTGGTGACGTGGCCTTCGCGGCAGCGCCTGATCCAGTAGCCAATGATCCGCGACAGGGCATCAAAGCGGGTTGTGCCGTCGACGCCGCCTTCGCGCACCGCGCGGCCAAACAGCTCGGTCACGGTTCCAGAGCCCGTGCCGGCGTCGTTGTAGTCAAACTCGGAAGTCGCCTCGCCCTCGAGCAGAGGCATGGCCAGAACCGCTTCGACCAGATCGCTGAGGTCGTGGTCGCGGTCGTGCTGGCTGAGGATTTCGACCAGTCGCGCCGTGCCGGATTTGCCGTGAACAGATCCTGCCACGCGGATGGGCTGATGCGGCGACCGAAACGACGGGTCGCCACCGACCTTGCTGGCGATCATGTGACGGGCTCGGCAGACCGTGGCGATGTCGTCGCCCTCGGCTGGTTCGCTCAGCCGCCAATAGAGGTGCAGCTTGCGCTGGCCTTGAGGAGTGACTCCGCCCGACGCGACCACCAGGCTGGGATCACCCAGATGACGGGCCAGGTGTTCGTGCTTGGCGGCAATATCGCCGTGGTCGAGATCGACCAGCACGACCTGGGTCTGCACGATGTGTTCGGCCCGGGCTTCACCAGATGCCGCAACGGTGCCGGGCACCACGAACAGCGCCATGCCGTTGTCGGCAGCCCATCCCGCCTGGATAACCAGTTTGTCCGCCAGCGCCGCGTCACACTCCATGAAGGGCGTGTGCGGCATCTGATCGCCGCCGCCTTTTTCCGCGAGCGCGCGAACCGGGACGAGGTGGTCGCAATAGCCGAACACCATCTGGGTGAAGGCCGCGATCATCTCGGGATTGGGTTTTACGCGATCGGCCGCGCCCTGGCTGTCAGCCGCCGTCATGCCCAGCACCTCTGCCTCCAGGCGCACCAGGCGCATTCGAAATGTTCGGGATCGGCGGAGACGCGTGGCAGCCATTCGCCGGCGTCGCAGGCCTGAAGAATGCGAACGGCCTTGTCGCTGGCCACCTGCGCCAGAGCGCCGTTGAACGGCACCAGCTCATGCCAGAGCTCGCAGGTGTCCTTGTTCACGGCC